GCGTTGCCCGTTTGTTTTGCGTAAGCATTAGCGACTGCGTTAATCACCGTCAAATTACGGTTGCCTAACGCGTCCACTAACGTGCCCAACTGATCGAGATGATGACCCGCCACGGCAAAGGAGCGCAGCGCGTTACCTTGCGGTCCGCTGGTAAAAGCCGTGGCGGCCGTTTTCTTAGCCGTCACATTTGAAAAATCATATTCAGGGTTTATTTCCATAACCCGCGCAAGCAAGCGCTGGTTTCGCGGGTTAGTTAGTGCCATGCCCGTGGGCGCGGGTAGCTGACCCGCCGCCACTGCTTGCGCGGTCCTCTCCATATCCTTAGTTGGCGTACCGTCTAAATTGAGGCCTGCAATGGCAAAATGCGCGGCGTTAGTGGTAGCGTTGTTATTGCGCGAACGTGTATCAGCCATAACCGCGTCAGGCGTGGGCTTCATAGCAAACGATGCACCCGACACAAGTTTATTCTTGTCAACCCATGTACTCGTTTGCCCGTCCTTTTGTTCCACCATATCAGGCTTCACGTCATAACCGTTCAAATCTTTGGTGCTTCCATCTTCTGAAACCAAAACGGGTGTTAATTTCCCGTTCACCATCATCTGCTGCGGAGTGGTGTTGTATTTGGGGCGGTATTTTTCCCCCAAGTCCCAAAACCTTTGCGCTGCCTCAACTTGCCCCGCCGCCGCCAATTGTTCGCCAAGTTTGTTGTAACTGTCAAACTTGCTCGACTTTGGTGGGATACCCGCTTTCATGGCTGGCGCTGCAATAGGCGGCGCTGCTGTAACGGGCGTTTGCATCTCTGGCGGTAAAAGCCGCATGGATTCTGCCGATAAGCCTGCACCTAAACCGTTTACTGGCGACGCGGGAATCGGCGCAGCGCGAGGCGACGCGTCATTTGGCAAACCATTAGGGGCATAATATTTTGTTAGAACGTCACGCGTCGCAATTTCGTTGGCAAGTTTTCTTTTTTCAGCCTCAAGCTCCAAGCCGCCCTTTTGCATCTGCATATCCATCAGCTTGCGCTGCATGGCCTTATCTTGCGCACCTGCCATCACCGTGTTCATGTTGGCTACACCCGCGCCCATGTTGCCTTGCAGCATCCCTGACGCTAACGCCAGCAAGCCTTGCGATTTAGGATCGTCCCAACCTGTACCAAGTAATCCGTCCATATTTTTTATCCTTGTTTTAGTAAGTTTCGCCCGTGTAAGCAGGCATGACGTTGGACGCTGGGCTGCCAAAGCCTAAATTTTTATACACTTGTGCGCCCGCTAATGCGCCGCCCACTGTGCCCACTGCACCGCCGCCCGTCATGCCCGTGTTGGCTTGCGAGCCGCCCAGTCCCGTGTACGGGCTGACCGTGCTGTTGTAGTTTTGCAAGGCTGCTAGCGGCGCATTTTGATATTGGTTGCCTAGCGTGTATTGATTCGCGCCTGCTGCCAAATTGCCCGTGTTGCCGCCGTTGTAAAGGTTCGCGCCAATCTGCGCCCCGTTTTGATCGAGGTTGCGATTCGCCGTGTAAAAGTTTTGCATCTGCCCTTGATTCGTCAGCGCAAAATTGTTGTCGAGCGACTTGTTTTGTAGCGCGTTGTTTTGGTCGGTTTGATAGGCGTTGCTGTACAGGTTTGCTTGCCCCGTATTAACGCCCGCCTGCGCGTTACCTGCCGCCACGCCCTCGGCAATACCTTGTCGGCTACTGCCATATTGCCCCGCCGCTATTGCGCCGTGCCCAATGCCAGGCATGACGTTTTGCGATAGGTTCTGGTTGCTGGTCGCTTGCAAGTTTTGCGCTTGCTGCGCGGTGTAGGGGTTAGCCCCGAAAAGACTAGGATCGTATGCCATTTGGCCTCCAGCGCATCACTGCGTTTAATGAATGAATTTTAACCTGCTACATGGTGTAGCGCCACTACTCTAGCGTCCGCCGCCCCAACCGCCGCCTGCGTTGCTCATAGCCAGCAATTGCGCGGGTGTACCAAAGGCGTTACCAGCGGGCGCGATAGCCGCTGCTGGCGCATACACGGCGTGCGAGGGAGCAACACTGCCGCCGTTACCGCCCGCCGAGCCTGTGAGGTTTGTGCCGCCTTGGTAGCCCGCAGCGAACGGGTTGCCCGCCACGCCCGCGCCCATCATGCCCATGCCCAAGTTTTGCATCTGGTTGTAGCCTTGACGACTCGCCTCTAGCTGCGCCATTTGGTTATTCATGCCCGTTAGCATGGCGTTGTTCATGCCCGATTTATTTTTAGCATACCAATCTTGCGCCGCTGGAATTGCGCCGTTCTCGCCATAGATCGCGCTATCAAGTCGCGGGTCAATTTTGTTTTGCGTTGTGCCGCTGGTCTGGTTGCCACCAGAACCAAGTAAACCGCCGATAAGCGGAGCGCTGAGTGTTCCTACTAAAGCAGCCGAAGCCGCTGACATGCCGAAAGCCATAATTATTCCTTTAAAGTAAGAGGCTGATGTGCCGTTAATTGCGGATGCCGTGTTTGCAGCTTGTCCGCCTCTTTGACGAGTTCGTCTTCAATCTCTGCAAGCACTGTTTTGTCCGTCTTGCAAATGGTTGTCCATGCCGTTGCCGAATGTGCGTATCCCGCACGCTTCATGCCCGCCTTTGTCTCAATAACGCGGTAGCCTGTAATGCGCTGCATCCCCTCGTCCGTAGTCACCGAAATGTCACCGAAAACAATGTTCAAGTGATCTGTTTTATGGATTGCGCCAGTTAGCACCGTCCCCGCCTCAAGGTAGATCGTGCGGGCGTACATGCCGCCCTCAAGATGGTGCGTCGTCATAAGATCAACTTGCGGCGCTAAAAGTATGATTTCCTCCAACCGCTTCACGTCCGTAATTTCAGCAATTGCGCTCATCCTAAAAGCCTCCATGCGCTGTTATAAAAACAATACACGCCCTGCCCACTGCCAGGATTCCAAAGCGTGCCATCAGCCCGCCGCAGCATCCCGTCGCGTGGCTTGGCTGGCGCTACTGTGACTAAATCTAATTGACCATCCGATAGCGTTGATAGCACGGCTTGGAGCTTGGCTAGTTCTTCGCGCAAGAACGGTGCAAGTTGATCGGGCGACGACGGCACAATGCCCGCCGTGTACCGTATGACCGAGCCGCCGACGGGCCTCACCAGCCAGCCCCTGCCGACACGTCAATGTCGTAAGAGTCCAGCCGCCATGACTGCGCCGTGCCGTTTTGAAACTTGACCGCCATGTAGCGCCCCGTGCAAAATGTATCAATGTTGACCGTCGTCCCAATCGTGAAGGCCACGGGCGCGTTGTAGGTGACGGTGGAATAAGGATTGCTAGATTGACCCACCGACACCATCACGGTCTCGCCCGTCGAGCCGTAAATGCGTGGGCGTATGCTTTTTACCAACTTGACCGCTTCAGGCGAACCCAATGACAAGCCGACGCGCTCTAGGTAAGCCGTTGGCACTGTGCCGTCAAACGTCGCGCCGCTATCAAGCAGGTACAGCTTTTGATTGTTGCTAGCCATCACCGCCATCGAGCGCGTGAGGCTGGAGAAATTAGAATCCCATAGCGACGTATCAGCATCCCATGTTGCCGCGTCCACCGCCCATGTTGCGCCGCTGCTGTCGTCAATTGCGCCGTTGCTGGCGTGGTTAAGTGAGGGCATATCGCGGAATGAAATCGTCTTATCGACAAAGTTCCACACCATCGCCTTGTTGCAAGTGGTATTGCCCAGTGACGGGTAGCACACAAACACCTCGTTGTACAAACGATTGACAAACACGAAGCAGATGTTGGAGTAGTCAGGGTTGATCTGCCGAAACAAAAAGCGCCGTGTTTGCTTGTCCAAGATCGACGACGCGGTTTGCCCGTCGTGAATCATGCAGTCGCTGGACGATAAAACAAAGTGCTGTCCATCTAGCTCGACGATGCAGTTCTTTGACAATGCGCCCGAAGCGCCAAGCACCTTTTGAAAGCGATAGACATAAACGCCGCCCGTGAAGTCCATACGCCACACGCTTGATTCTTTGTAAATCATGAACGAATCGCGCAGCACCAAGCCGTCCACAATCTTGTCGTAGCCGTCGCTCAAATCCGACTCGCCCGCGTCTTTGGTGGCATCGGTAATGTCCCACGTCACGGGTACAGTGCCAGGGTCAGCGGGGTGCGACCACTTGACCATGTACGGGTAATTGACACCGTTCTTAGTGATGTTCAGCGCAATCAAACTATTTTTGTAGGTGCGAACCGACTGCGCGGTGTAAGTGCTAGGCCATGCTGATAAAGCCGTAGCCTGCCCCGTCAGCAGCCACTGCTGGGGTACATCCACGCCGTTGTTTAAGATGGGGATACCGCCAATCAAGCAGCTTGTCCAACCGTTCACCACCGCGTTATAGTTCACATCCGCGCCGCTGGTCTGCCGCGTGATGTTGATATGCGTCGGGCCGTTGATGACGGTGTACAGCTTGTTGGCACTGGCGTAAATCCATGCCCGCACCCCGCCAGTGACTAACGGCATGATATGCAGCGGCACAACCGTTGCGCCAGGGTAAAACTCACGATACCCTAGCACCTGCGAGCACGCGCCGTCCAAAAACCGCATATTGTTGGCATCCGTCCACACATTCGCGGGTAGCTCGTGCTGCGATAAGTCTTTGTTGACGCCGTACTGCCCCAATTGAGGCACACGAACCGTGGCGGTGGAACTCATGTTTTGATGATGAAATAAATGCCAAGGTACGGCGGCAAGTTGGCGTTGGTGCCTGACGCGCCTGTTGCGTCCACCGATACCGCGTGCGTGTGGTTTGCCGACACACCGCTATTTGATGTTGCCACCGTACCCGCTGGCGTGCCAGCAGAAACGGCTGACACTGTGGTTGAACCATACGAAGTGTTGTAATCACCGCCGCCACCGCCACCACCGCCGCCGGGTGCGCCACCAAATGAATGATTATGAGTTGCTAAAGCAGAACCAGTAAACGTGGATGTTGCTGTATGCGTATGGTCTGCGCTTTGCGTGCCCGTGCTGCCCGTGTGGGTATGGGACACTGTGATCGCGTCCTTGCTGCCGCCTTGACCGTTAGCGGCGTACAAGCTGCCCGCGCCAATCGGCATCCTATCGGTGTAGTTTGGCAAGCCAAAGGTCGTCGAGCCGTCACCGACACCGAAGATCGTGCCTACCACCGCAAACAAAGCGGCGTACGTCGTGCGCGATACCGTCAAGCCGTTACACAGCAAAAAGCCAGTGGGCGCTGTGGGCGTAGGCCACATGGAAATGAAGCCCGATGCTGACAGCGTAGTCACCGCGTTAATTTGTGTGTGCGTTGCCGTGACCGCCCCGCTGACATTAGGAAATGTCGCCTTGACCGCTGATTTAACAAGACGAATATGGTCGTCGCCTTGCGATTTAAGATCAGTGGACGTGGGGTTGGAAGCAACTAAGTCGCTAATGTATGTGCCTGTTTCTAATGACATGTTAAATAGTCCTCACGCGTAATGCGGAGCCGCTGCGAACGGCGCGGTCATCCTGATTTTGAAGTTGCAACGATTCTTTTTCATAGCGCTGCATGTAAATTGCCAATTGCTCGGGGTTTTGCGTGTACTGCATCACCTCCATCAGCACGGCAAACAGGTAAATGCTAGGGTGCGTGGTCATCAGCCAATTGCTTCCCGAGTCCAACAACGAGGGAAACTTGGCGTAATAAATCAAGCTGATCGTCATGTTGGAGCTAGGCGCGGGGCCGAGCAATAAGTTATCGCCCTCAATTGTGTAGTTCACGGGGACGCCATTGACACCGCCCACGGGGAAGCGGTTGCCCAATTGCTCGACGGTGACATAAATTAAATTGTTTACGGGCACGGTGTTGACCGACACGTTTTCCAGTTCCAGCCAATCGCTTGGCAGGCTGACTGACTGCACGCCCGTTAGCGCGGACAGCGTGGTGGTGACGATTTGTTTGCGCAGCCGCATATCGCGCGAAATACGCGCTTCAGCCAAAGCCACAAAGTTAGGGTAAATCGCCTCAAGGTCAGTTCTATGCGCCCAAGTGGACACCGAGGCTACCAACTGCGCATAAGACGCTAACGGCGTTATGCCGCTAATCGAGGAAAGAATAATCGCCATTTAAATAGCCCCTTTTGATTTATACCAATTGGACACATCTTTTGCAAATAAAAATGTTTTCTGCGCTATTAGCAACACCGTATAAATAAACGTGACCCATAGCACTAAGTCCGATATGGGTAAACCCATTAACGATGCTAAAGTAACGCCAGCGGGCGGTGTGAGTTTAACCAGCACCACTGCGCCAGATTCTGTTTCGTTCATGGAGTTCCTTTTAAATATGCCGCCCACTAGGAGCAATTGCGTTGAGAACTTTTACGATGTAGCGGGCTAAGTTACCTTGCCCATTGGGGTTGTTTTGAAGTCGATTTAGTCGTGTGCTAAATGTCCACTCCCCGTGCTTAGGGAAATCACCTGTGACTAAAGCGAGTTCTGTATAGTTCAGGAACACATCAAGTGGTAATGCAACGAGTCCAAATACCCAGAAGATACGCCATAGACCACCGCGCTCTGCTTGGATGGTTAGGAAGTAGAGCGGTAAAAGGAAAATGATTGCCATCATGTTTTAGGGACTGAGTCTTTGACCGCTTGAATCTCTAATGCCATAGCCGCTTGAGCTTCGCCGCCTTTCCACAATGCCCCGAGCTGTTCGCCGATTGGGGGATACGCCGCCGCTCGTAGCTGTTGGTAGGTTGGTGCTGGTGGAATGTCAGCAGGCTCTGGTGTGTTGCCTTCTGAGAGCCAAATGAGATAGGCTTGGTAGTCTATGTTGTCTGGTGCGAAAGGTATAAAAGCATTATCTGAAATACGTTTAATCATATTTGCAATGCTACCATCAGGATTTTTTGTTTGCTTATATTCCATTATAACTCCGATACAGCCGTCCAAAAACCACCAGCGACTGCAGGAGTAAATGTAGATGATGCAAAGTTATTGTTCGTGTCGTAATCTTCTGAACCAAAAATTACTTTAGTAAAAGTCGCGCTACTTACAGTTTGACTGGTAGAAGCAAAGGCACTAAAAGCAGGCCCGCCAATAGGGACCCCACTTGTTGCCGTGCTAACCAACGTACCCGTGTTGTCAGGAAGCGTAAGCGTCTGCACCGAGTTTGTAGCTGGAGTGACTAGGGTGACTGAGCCAGTCCCTGTTGCACTGCCAGAATATGCGAGTGTTGTCATTATTTATCCTTTATTTTGTTCATTGTAGCCACGGGGTATCCCTATATACTCGGTTATTTCATGTCGTTCAACTAATCCACCGTATGAAAATACCACGCGCTGCCCACCATACATTGGAGTTGACGAGTGGCGTTCTTCTCCAGCTAAACAAAGCCAAATATCGCCCTCATTCACGCTAAGTTCAACGCCATTTAGAACTGGATTGCCACCTGTTACAGGCTTTTTTAGCATGACGTTTACCCGAACATGAGCAAGGTTGCCTTTGTTTGTGTCTTGATGTTCGTGAACAAAAGCTCCGTCAAGATAATGGTTTCCAATTAAGCATTGGAACATCGGCTCTACCTTTACAGGGTTAATTCCGTACAGCGCAAACACTTCTTTAAAGTTTGGAGCTTCGCTGTACCTAGCATAACGCCTGCCAAATCCATTTTCTATCCACCGAGCCGTGGGCAGCGCATCCGCGACAAAGCTACGAATAGCCGATAAGTCTTGTTTGTAGATTACGCGCTCAATCATGGTGCGGACTTTCCAATAAGCGCACCAGCAAACGTAGATGCTTTAATGCCAGCGGGTATCATGGACACGTCAAGAATATCGCCCGTGCTCTTATCGCGTAGACCATGAATACAGAAAGCCAAAGTCTCGTTTTCTAAAGCTACAAGTTCATGCGTCTTATCCTTTTGGATGTAGATCATGTGGGGGGAATGAAAGTCCGTAGCAAGACCATCCACAGTCACACGCATAGAGCCTTTTGCCAAAAGCGTGAGGTGGTCAAACGGATGCGAGTGCCCTTGTTCGGTATCACCAGCCGAGCGAAAGAGCATCATTCGTGACCATAAGTTAGCCACTTCGCCTAGAGTAACTTCTGGTGTAGTCATAGGACTGTTACTGGTATTTGAGGTGGCGCAATAGGTTGTGGCTCATTGGTGATTAAATCTGTGCCATCCCACGTAAATCCGATTGCACCCTCGCCCATAACTTGCAATAGTTGATAGCCCTTTGAGCTAGTTAGCTCCCACACCATCGCAGGTGTGATTGCGCTTATAAGCATAGTTGCGCCAGCAGGTGGCATCCATGTCTCAGGATTGCCATCCCACATAATAATGTTGGTTACCAGATTAGCTTCCACGATAAAGTATTGTTGTGATTCCATTATTTTTACCATTCAAAAATTACTAAACCAGCTCTGCCAGCTCCACCCGCTCCACCAGCGCCGCCAGCAACCGCCACGCCATTCCCCCCATTTCCGCCACCACTACCAACGACACCTGCGCCAGCACCACCACCTGCAACTACAAGGTAGTCACAAGTAATTGCTTTCTGTGGAGTAA